TCAGGCATGGCAGGTGCAGCATTCATACCGAAGAGCATTACTTCTTCGTGATAGTTACGTGGAATACCTTGGATCTGTTCTACAAATCCTTTCCACTCGTCGGCGCGTTGTTCATACACACCATCAAAGACTTCGTTGATAATCGGTTCGACTACCGCACGAAAGTCGGTACTACGCATTGGGGTTGCCATTTGCTATTTCCTTTCGTTAATTAGATCGAGACCGAAGCGGCTGCAAACATGTTGTTTGCGATCTGTACTTGAACAATCGTGTATGTATCACCCCAAGCATTGTTGCTGCCTGCTGGGTATGCTACTTCACGGCCTAATCCAACAACACGTACTTGACCTTGTGCACCAGCTGCAACAGGAGTTGCCAAGAGAGCTGTAGTAGAGAAGCCTGCGCCACCTACACCAATAGCTGTACCATCAGTTACGAGGGAGCCGGCGGTTGTGTCAAAGTTGTATTGTGTACCAATAGCTGCAGTTGTTACTGAACCATTAGCTTGGATCTCATAAACCAACTGAGGATCAGCAAAGATCCAGAAGATGATCTGTGTAGACGCATCCAAAGTTGTCTTCAGAGCATACTTAGCTACTGAACGACGACCATCGGAGTTTGTGTACTCTACGCCATCAAACACGCCATAAACACGGCTGATTGAAGTTGTAGATGCTGCTTGTGCTGCTACGGTTAATTGACCTGAAGCTGTCAATGCTACTGGTGTGTACTGGTAGAACGCAACTTGCGCGCCAGACAACGAGTAGGGAGCTGTGTAAGTCGTACCGGGATTGTATGTGTTAGTGCCAACGAATGGCACTGCACGATCAAGACCGCTAGGATGATACACTGGCTTCAGACCAAAGGGTTTAAATGTTGTGGACATTTATATTATTTCCTTTGTTATTTTTGAAGAATGTTATTGGAAACGAATGTTTTTGTTATTCGCTTTTGCAGTATCTTTTTCCATCTCCAAAAGACCGCCCTCAAGAACTGAACGTCCACCTTTATTACCTTGCGCTGTGTCGCGAACCTGCGCTGTAATATTGCGTTGATGTTCAAGCGGATCTTCCAAATGGAGCATCCGCATTACTTCTTGATAGATATCCTCTGGTAACTTAAAAAGTACCATTTCGTTACAACTAACACAGCCTTCAAACTTGCCGGAGCTCATTTTGCCTAGTCCTTCAAAGCCTTTTCCGAGATCGGAGGCTTTAACTGGCTCATAACCCAACGCCATACGTTTGTCGATACTGTCGTAAGTGTTGGTTGTTGACAACCAACATAAGTGCATTCCAGGAATAATGCCACCTGGAAGATCTGGCAACGCACTATTTGCCCACTTGTCTCTAAACGCATCAAGGCGTTCACGACGTGCAATGTCATCAGGAGCGGCCGTTGTAGCGCGCTCGGTTACTTCTTGTGCTCTGTCGGCCATGCGGTCGTCTAAGTCACGTTTAATTCTTGTATTTGCCATGATAATTATTCCTTATTAGCGCGGTCATACGTGGCGTATGCGCGGATCATTTTATTTCGTTTAGTTACATCGTCCCACGAACCAGCGTCTTTAATGGCCTGTACACGCTCACGGCTTAGTGTGATTGTTCCTGGCTTAACGCTTGATTCATTTGCTACTCGGCTGGAGGCTGTTGGGCCCGCTGAGCGCTTTGCTTGCTTTCCACCTTGCGATGTATAGCGGTGTGGTAAACGTGCGGATAAACGACTATCTAACTCATCCCAGTACTCAGGGTCACTTGGATCCCATCCGTCTGTGGCGAGTTCTTGATCTATTACCTTGGCAATTCTACTATCTGTATCTCGAGCTTGCGGATCGTACCAGTTGTTCTTTTTAAGCCACTTTGTTGCATTGGCTTGAACCTCTGTACTGATCTCGTTAGGCACATTTTGTTTAGGTGTCTTTGCCTGCTCGAGTTGTTGTTTTTTGTAGTACTGTACTTGTTGCAGACGCTGTTTGGCATCTGTCAATTGCTCCAAGTACTCTACCTGACCTGCCGCGTCGCCGTTTTGAGCCGCCTGCAACATCTTCATTTTTGCATATTCAACGCGGGTGGCTTCATCTTCCACCTGTTTGTCGATTTGTGCGAACTGATATGATGCCGCGGTGCTCTCTACAGCAGCCAAACGTCGAGCAAGCTCTTCATTTCGGCGTTCAAGCGTTGTAATCTTGTTTTTAGAGGTAAGATCGCGCTGTCTCTTTAAATCTTTCTTAAGTCTGCGCTCTTCACGACGTGCCTCACGGATTTTTTCGCGTTCTTCATCAGATTCGGCACCTTCGTCGTCATCTGCATCTTCTTCTGCGTTATCCTGAGCATCTTCGTCATGCTCTTCTTCTTCTTTTTTGTCTTTTTTTGGTTTTTTGGTTTCTTCGTCCTCAATTTCTTCAGGAAAATCTACCTTTGCAAGGAATGAACCATCCTCGCGTTCCTTAATAGGAACATCTTTTTCATTTTCTGCCATACATACTTTCTTTTTTACAAAAGTTAATCAACAAACGCCTTCATTTTCTGTGCGTATTCAAAAGATCGAATACGAGAAATGATTTCACGGGCCTGTAAGGTAATGAACACCACGGGTGCTCCCTCATCTCCTGCGTCAACCACAAATCGGTCACCGCCGTACTTAATTGTACGTACCAAGTCGCCTTCTTTACACCAAGGACCTTCAATCCAGGGGGTTAAGTCGTCTAGGTTTCGGTATGCCAAAGGTCCAACCTGGACAACCTTAGCTACAGTCTCATTAAATTTAATCGTTTGTGTGGTCTCATCTACAAAAATGATCCCGCCTTTACTTGCTGTTTTAGGGCGTCTTAGTTGAACTAAAACTCTATCTCCAGCTACTTCAGTTCCATGCTCTACAACCGGGAAACATTCTTCTTCGGATCTAGTATCTGGTTCTTCTTTTGCTCTAACATCAAATGCTGCCATTCGGCTGCCTCCTATAACCTTTACAGGTCGTCTTCGTCTTCCGTCAAAATCTCGTTAATAATGTTCAGTATCTCTGAAAAACCTTCATGTCTTCCAACTAGGCGTTGGTAATCCTCAAAGGAGTTTACATTATTTCCAGCGGTGACGGCTTCCGCTATTTTCTTTTGTTCGTCTCTCGTACGAGAGATAATTTCACTAATAAAGTCTTTCATACTTATATTAATGCAAATAGGGCAGTATTCCGCCCCAATTTATATTAATAAAAGTTACCTGTCTTAACTTCTTTTAAATTTTTGTCTGGTCCAACTTTGCTGGAACGAACTTTGTTTTGATTAAGTACTGCGTTGTTAGCACGTTTAGAACCTGAGGTTCCTGTGTCTACTTTAGCTGCTGGACCGCCGCCAGAACTTTGAGTTCCAGTCATTTTGTATGTTTTACGGAAGCCTAATTCGCCGCCGTCTTGTGGGTTTTTTGCCATTATTGTGCTCCTGGTGTGGTAGTTGGTTGTGGTGCTGATGCTTGTTGTTCTAATGCCTGTTGATGCTGTTGATCATTTTGTTGCAGTTGTTGACCGTGTTGTTGCGCAGCCAATGCAGCTTTTTGCTGTGCATCAGCCTGTTGTTTAACTTGATTTGCCTGTACCTCAAATGCCTGCTGCTGTACTGTTAGTCCATGCTGGCGTATGTCCTGATCCGATGCAGCAATGGCCTGCATTGCGGATTGGTTTTGCTCATGGTCTAGTTGGGCCTGTTGTTGATCCATCTGAGCACCGGCTGATATCATAGCAATACGCTCTTTTGCGGCGTTATTGATGTTTGCCATTGCAATATCTGTGGCGTTGCGTTGGTTATCAATGTTCGTCTGTGTGGAGTACTTAGCCTGTAACTCTTGAACCTGTTGTTGAAGTCTTGCAACCTCAAGCTGGTAGTTCTGTTGGTCCTGTTGCATCTCCAGCTGCATCTTAGCCTGTGACTCTTGTGTCTTGCGCTGGGTCTCAGCCATTTGAGTCTTAAGAATAACCTGTGCTGTTGGGTCTGAATTAGCGGCTTGTTGTTGCTGAGCCTGTTGGGCCTGTTGAACTTTTTGGGCCAAGGTTGAAATTCTTTGTGAAAATTCAGACATATTTTCTTTAGCATCCTGATCTACCATGTGCGACGCCAATGCTAAGGCCTGTTGTGACTCTATGTCTAGGGCGTTTTCTTGATGTAGATTAAGTGTATCTTTACCGCCTGATGCTTGTGCTACGTATGATCGCATTGACTGGAGGTAGTGCAGTGTTAAATGCTGCTTGATATGGTCGAGTGCATGTGGAGCAAATACTGGCCCAATGACTGGGCTTCCACCATACGCTGGATTTTCTGCATACTCTAGGTGGACCTTAATGTGTGAGATGTGGTCTTGGTCTGGGTAGGCCGCGGCTGGTCGTCCCATTGTCATGGAGACATTCTCAAGCGCTGGGTTAGACTCAGAGGCACCTAACGGATTTGGCAGTACTTCCTCTACTGATGGAATCTTTAGCTGGTGTAGTACGCGGCGGTACACGGCACGGATATCAAACATCCCCGGAGGCGCGGAAGAGGCCATCTGTAAGAGTGCCTGGTTCTGCGCAACACGTTGTGATTCGGAGAATATGTTAGGGTCAGATACTGGACGTACATCAGAGTTGTACGCAAAGTCACGTACCTTAATCTCTGTTCCGGACTGGTTGTCCATCTCATCTAGGTACCAGTGGTTGATACGTGAGATGATGGCAAGAGATTTAGCCTGTGAGCGATGCAGACGGGCATGAATAGAGGAGAATACCTTGGCACCCTGCTCAATAAGCGCCTGGGTTGTGCCAACGGGCATGTTGTTGTTTGCTTCGCCAATTTTTTCTTCGGCGGTAGTTACTACACCTTTAGCTGCGTCTGTTAAAAAACCTAATAAGTTAAACAGTACAGAAGACGGTTGGTTAAACGGCATCGGCATCGCGATCTTACGTACATCATCAACACCAGGTGCGCCTTCAATCTCTACAACTTGCGTTGGCTCGATTCTATCAGACTGTCCACCAATTCTTCCACCTTTGAGCTTAAGTAGCGTCTGGCTGTTGTTGATGTGCGCAGCGTCAAGTAAAGCACGCAGAGCGCCGGTAAGAGCAGCAGATAGCCCACCAATAAGCTGAGGCAGTCCAATGGCGTAAGCTCCACGCCAAGGAATAAATTTAAACTCGACAAACCAGTCCAGTTTTTCCAGTTTTTCATCGTTACATTCCCAGTTGCGGTAGAGTGCTAATACTTTGGATGTTGTCTCATCAATAGTTAGGATGTACGGGGCGCGTCGGCCTTCTGTTTCTGTATCGTCATCTAAACGCATGAAACAGGTTACTTCATAAATACGGCGTAGACCATCAATGTTTTTAGATGGCTCTTCTTTGCCCTCGATCTTATTGTTAGCCTCTTGTGAGCGAGTCTGTTCTGTTAACGGGGCATCTGATGTATAGTCTGAGTCAATATCAATGTAGATACCTGCCTCGATACGTTGTAAGAATGTATCCTCTGTAATGTCTTGTACTTCAGTTACACGTTGCGCTGTGTAAAAGTTTGTAGATGAATACGGAAGGAGTATATTGTCAATTGGGACCCACTCACATGTTGGTCTTGCTTGCTCGGCGTCATAGCGCCATTTAAGGAACTGAGAACCGCCTAGTGGGAGTTGGGTCAGCAACTGCTCCATTTCGTCGCGGAACTCAGGTATTTGTTCTGTGAGCTGCCAGTTCATAAATTCTACTTTACGATTAGCAACTTCTTCTTTTGTTC